CGATTTGTACGGTGACGGGCCGAACCTGATTACTGATTGGGGGCCGTTCCGCCCTGAGGGGCAGTCGGTGTGGTCGTCGGAGAACATTTATGTGGCTGGGCGGACGTCGGCGGAGAAGGATCCGACCGTGGGGGTCCTGGGGGTGGGGCAGCAGATTTACGGCCGGCGTGCCGATGTCATCAAGTTTGACGATATTGCCACCTTGGACAATCAGCGCAACCCGGATCGGGTAGCCAGCATGTTGGAGTGGACCGATAAGGAGGCCCTGTCGAGGATCGGTAAGACCGGTCGGGCGATTTGGATCGGTACGAGGGTCACGTCGGGGGACATTTACTCCCAGTTGCATAACCGTCCGGGGTACAAGGTTCTCCGGTACCCGTGCATTCAGGACGATGAGACTGAGTTGACCTTGTGGCCTGAGCATTTTCCGTACTCGCAGGCTCTGATCCACCGGTCGGAGATGCGTTCGGCGGACTTCCAGCTGGTTTACCAGCAGGTCGACATCCCTGGGATGGGTGCGTCGTTCACGCAGGAGATGATCGACGTTTGTAAGGACACTTCCCGGGTTCAGGGCCATTATTCGCCTAACTGGCGCCTGTTCGCCGGTTTGGACCCCGCTGGGGCCAATAAGGGCTCCGGGTACACGGCTTTCACCCTTGTAGGGGTCGATACGGAGACTGGGAAGCGGTATCTGGTCGATTCGCTGGCTGTGAAGGCCATGAAGGCCCCCCAGATGAAAGATCAGATACTCGACTGGACAGACCGGTACCCGTTGTTCGAGTGGAGGGTCGAGTCGAACGGTGTGCAGTCCCAGATCGTCCAATACGACATGGAGCTGGTTCAGCACCTCGCCAAGCGGGGCGTCCGAGTGGTCCCTCACCACACTCACGGCAACAAGTGGGACCCCCAGTTCGGGGTCGAATCGTTGGCTCCCCTCATGGAAACCGGCCTGGTGTCTATCCCGTGGGGTAACGCCCCGACCGCACAGGCGTTCCAGCCCCTCATCGACGAGCTGATCGCCTTCCCGATGGGGCAACTCTCTGACAGAGTCATGTCATTCTGGTTCGCCGACCTCGGCTGCCGGGAGCTGATGAAACGGGCGCACCTACCGTTGTTCCACGAACGGATGCGAGTGCCGGCCCGTATCAGGAAACGGCGCCGGGTCGTCGACTTCCAGAACCAGGAGATTCGCCGGATCGCACCTCGGGACCAGCGCCCGGGGCACATGACTCGTGGGCAGTGGGGTTACCGGCGTCAGACTGTTGGTTTGGCCGTCCCGCACGGGGATGTGGAGGAGTTTGTCGCACCTGAGGGGCCGCAACCGGAGAACATCGACCCGACAATCTGGGACCCTAGTTGACACCTGTCGGGTGGGGGCATGAGGCCCTTGATGCTCAACCAGTTTCGTAGCAGGAAAGCTTTCGAGCGGGCCACCAAGCAAGCTGGGGACGGCGAGATTGTCTGCGGCACCTTGGTGGACGACCGCCCGGTTTATTTTGTGATGTCTTCGGACGCCTCCGATGCGGAGGTCCGGGCGAAGGCGTTCGAGCTGCGGAACAAACGGTTGATGAACAAGTTTGAGAAGGTCTTCCTAGAGATCGCAGAATCTACCCAAGGGTCAGTGTGATGTATGCCGCTTGAGATCAACCGCCTGTCGTCGATGTACGCAGCGTGGCGGAGCCGGTTCACTGAACGTGACGTTCGGATGGAAACCATCGACCGGATCGTCCGTGGCGAGTTCGACATCTTTGACCCTGATGAGGAGAAGGTGACGTCTCGGTCGCCGAACCTTGTCCAGGTGGCTATCGAGGACACCGCCGAGGCGGCGTCTCTTGTGCCGACCATCCGGGTTCAGCCCGAGGGTTCGACGGTGACGGCGAAGAAGGTTGCTCGGACGATGGAGCAGATCGCCGTCAACTACATGGACCTCAACCAGATCGACATGCTGATCCCTCGCTCGATCATGGACAAGGCCGCTTACGGCATGTCGGTGTGGACGATCACCCCGGACTTGGAGCAGAAGATCCCGGTGATTGAACGACGGGATCCACGCCAGTGCTACCCGGAGCCGGGGTTCCGCCCCGGTGACGATGTTCGCAAGTGCATGTTTACTCGGGAAATATTCTTCAACCAGTTGCCTGTCGAGTACCAGCAGAAGCTGAAGGACGTGATCGCCGACTACTCAGAGTACGACGACCCGGACGAAAACTCGAAGGTGGTGCTCGTCGAGTATTACGACATGGAGGAGTACATCCTCGCCGGCCTGTACCAGGCGTCCACCTCGGGTCTGGTCCGTTACCGGGGCGACGGCGACGTTCCCCTCCCCGTGGAGTTGGAACGGATCGAGAACAAGGCGGGCGTTTGCCCGGTGGTGATCGGCACGAGGATCAGCTTGGACGGTGAGGTCCGGGGCCAGTTCGATCAGGTGGTCGGGCTCCTCGAAGCTCACATTCGCCTCACTGGCTTGATCCTCGACTACGCCGACCAGGCCGTCTACTCGGACATCTTCGTGAAGGACCTGATCGGCGAGATGCCCTACGGGGGCGGTTCGTTCATCGAGCTGGGCCCACAGGGCGCCATCGGTCGTGTCCCGCCGGCCGTGAGTTCCTTGAACGTCCAGGCGGACTTGGCGCAACTGGTCGACGGCATGCACGTCGCCGGCCGTTGGCCTAAGAGCCGCCCGGGGGAGATCGACCAGAGCATCGCTTCGGCGAAGTTCCTCGAGTCGGCCGCCGGGATGATGAACACGGCGATCCGCACTTACCATCAGATCCTGCAACGGCAGATGGAGAAGGCGCTCAGGATCGCTTTCGAGATCGACAAGACGTACTTTCCCGGGGCCAAGTCGGCGTCGGGCATTCTCCGCAACCAGCAGTTCCTAATCGAGTACAACCCCGGTTCTGACATCAACACCGATCATCAGCTGCGGGTCGAGTACGGGCTGGGGCTGGGTCGTGACCCGGCCCAGTCTGCGGTCCTGCACATCCAATACTCGCAAGCGGAGTTTGTCTCCAAGGAGTTCGTGCAGGAGAACATCGACGGCCTGACCGACGTGGGTCGGGAACGGTCCCGGTTGGATGTCGAGAAGTTCCGGGGCATGGCTCTCGCCAAGCTCCTCATGGGGTTGGAGCAGGGCACGATCCCGGAGACTGCCCTGGTGGAGATCGCCCGGGCTCGAGAACAGGGAGAGGAGCTGTTCGACCTGTACGAGAAGTACATCGTCAAGCCAGCGGAGGAGATGCTCGCCAATCAGGTTCCGACCGGGTTGGGTCCGCCTATGCAACCGGGCGCCCTACCACCCGGCCCGCCCGGGGCCCCTGAGGGGGCGGCCGGGCCGATGCCGCCTGGTCCGCCGCCCGGAGCTGAACTGTTGGCCCGGCTCGGTACGCCTGCTGGACCGGGTGGGACCCTCGGCACGCAGGTCACTGGCTGATGGGGTGGCCTGACGTAACGCCCAGAGTCGAGTTGGGTCCCATGTTCGACGACGACGAGGTGATCGAGGCCCAATGTGACTTGGAGAACCCTGAACCTTGTGAGAGCTGCCAATAATGGCTAACCAAGTACCTGATCTTGAGAAGACCCCCACGGGTGATGTGGCTGTCAACGAACCGGAGGGCGGCACCTACGGCGAGAAGGCCGAGCTGGATCGCCTGAAGTCGTCGTTGCCTCCGATGGGCGGCCCGGGTGGCCAGGCCGGCGGTCGCACCGCTCCCAGCCTTGGCGGCGGGCTGGCCTCTGCCGGTGGAGCACCGATAGGTCGTCCGCAGAACGCACCGCCGGGTGTCCCTCAGGCCCTGCTTGGCCCTACCCAACGGCCGAACCAGCCGCTGGGAGCGCCATTGGGGCAGCAGGCCCCGGCTATGCCACCCCGGGCGCAGGCCGCTGACCAGCAGCGGCTGATGATTCTCGACTCCCTGACCACCCACCCGGACGTCTCCGCTGAGACTAAGGAGTGGGCCACTCTTGTTCGTGACGCTCTGATCTCCGAACGCCGGCAGTAGCCATGCCGCACGTTGTCGGCCACGTCGAGGAAGAACCAGTAGAGGAGCCTCTCCCGGAGGAACCCTCTCCCCCCGGCCTGCTCGACCCGATCCGAGAGAAGGGCGTCCTACAAGGCGGGTTGAACCTCGCCAACATGATGATCCCCGGTGCGTGGACCGGGATGGGCGCAGCCCAACGAACAGCCGACGACACGTTCTCCACCCAAGACCTGTTCGCCAC